CCAGCTTTTTTAATAATTAAAAAATCAAGTGCAACAGAAGATTGGGGTTTGATTGATAATAAAAGAGATCCTAATAATGATGGAGCAAGTTCTCAATTATTTCCTAATGGATCTAATGTAGAAGATAGTTCAAATGACAGAGCAGACCTTTTAAGCAATGGTTTTAAATTAGTAACATCAAGTGGTCAATGGAATGCTTCTGGTGCAACATACATTTATATGGCTTTTGCAGAAGCACCATTCGTAAATTCTAATGGAGTACCAGGAAACGCAAAATAATTATGTTACAAAAATTAAGATTTCAACCTGGAATTAATAAACAAGTCACAGCAACGGGCGGCGAGGGTCAATGGGTTGATGGTGATAATATAAGATTTAGATATGGTTCACCTGAAAAAATAGGTGGCTGGGCACAGTTAGGAGACATAACTTTGACTGGTAGAACAACTGCTATGCACCAATTTGTTAATTCAGATGGTATTAAATATTCAGCATTAGGCACAAATAGAATTTTATATGTGTATTCAGGAGGTGCATTTTATGATATTACTCCTATTAAGGCTACAACAACATTAACAAATGCATTTACAACAACAAACGGTGACGCGACAGTTACGATTACGTTTGCATCTTCTCATAACATTAATCAGTACGATATTATTAAGTTGGATAATTTTACCGCTATTACTAATTCTAATTTTAGTTCTGGTGATTTTGATGATAAAGTTTTTATGGTGGCAACCGTCCCTACTTCAACAACAATTACAATTGAAATGGGATCAAATGAATCAGGATCAGGAGCATCCACATCAGGTGGAATAAGAGTTCAACACTACTATTCAATTGGACCTGCAGTTGAAGAATCAGCAGCTGGTTGGGGTCTTGGATTATGGGGCGGTACTGCATTGGGTGCAGTTACATCTACTTTAGATGGAGCCTTAACTTCAGGTTCAACAAGTATTGTTCTCGATGATTCAAACGGATTTCCTGCATCAGGAACTGTTGTAATAGACGATGAAAGAATTGCTTATACGACGAATACAACTGGTACAGGAACTTTATCAGGTTTAACTAGAGGATCGGATAACACAACAGCAGCATCGCACAGTGATGCAGCTACTGTAACCAATGCATCAGACTACACTAAATGGGGTGCATCACAAACAGGTGACATTGTAACAGCTCCTGGTATGTGGTCGTTAGATAATTTTGGTAACAAACTTATTGCAACTATTGCAGACGGCTCAAGTTTTGAATGGAATTCTAATGCAACAGGTGCAACTTCTACTAGAGCAACACTTATAAGTGGTTGTCCTACTGCATCACAATTTACTTTAGTTTCTACACCAGATAGACACTTAATTTCTTTTGGTTCAGAAACAACAATTGGAACAACCTCTACGCAAGACGACATGTATATTAGATGGTCAGATCAAGAATCACTAACTGATTGGACTCCAACTTCAATTAATACTGCTGGTACACAAAGACTTGCAGATGGCACAAGAATTGTTGGAGCAATAAGAGGTCGTGATGCAATTTATATTTGGACAGACACAGCATTGTTTATTATGAGATTTGTTGGCCCACCATTTACTTTTTCATTCCAACAAGTTGGAACTAACTGTGGATTAATTGGACAGAACGCAGCAGTTGAGGTTGATGGATCTGCATATTGGATGTCAGAAAATGGTTTTTTTAGATATACTGGACAATTACAATCATTACCATGTTTAGTTGAAGATTTTGTTTATGATGGTTTAGCAGATGTACCTAGACAACATATTTATGCAGGATTAAATAATTTGTTTGGTGAAGTAAGTTGGTTTTATCCAGGTAGTGGTGCTACATCCAATTCTAGGAATGTTACATATAATTACATGGACTCAAGTGGCCAGCGACCTATATGGACCATAGGTTCATTAGCTAGATCTACTTGGGCAGACTCAGCTATATTTGGTAAACCACACGGTACTGAATATGATTCAAGTTCTACAAGTGATGCAACAGTTGGAAACACTGATGGTTGCACAACTTATTATGAACATGAAACTGGAACTAACCAAATTAAAGCAGGTGCAACAAGTGCTATTCAAGCTAGTATTGAATCAGGAGATTTTGATATTGGTCAATCACCTATTCCACAACAAGGGGATGGAGAATTTATGATGAAAATAAGAAGAGTTATACCTGACTTTTTAACACAAACAGGTAATGCAAGAATTACATTAAACTTAAAAAATTATCCAACAGATGCACAAGCAAGTTCATCTTTAGGACCTTTTACATCTTCAACAACAACAACTAAAATAGACACCAGAGCACGTGCAAGAGCTATATCCTTAAAAGTAGATAATACGGGAGTTACTCAACATTGGAAACTTGGTACTTTTAGATTAGATGTACAACCAGATGGGAGAAGATAATGGCAAGAATAGTACAATCATTAACACAACCAAATAGAGAATACGATCAACAAATACAACAATCGTTTGTTAGAGACGTTGATAGTATTGTACAAAAATTAAATACATCTTATCAAAAAGATTTGAAAGATGAATCAGAAGCGGAGGCTTTCTTTTTAGCATAATGGCAAATAGTTTCGTAAATAAAAAAGCAGATTTAACAAGCAATAGTGCAACAACACTGTATACAGTGCCTTCTTTTTCTACTGCTGTTATTAAATCTATCTTAGTATCTGAAGATTCAGGTAACGCTGATACTATAACAGTGACTATAACTGATACTTCTGATAACGTATTTAGCCTTTTTAAGACAAAAGCAATATCGGCAAACGCCACTACAGAATTACTATCAGCACCTTTAATTGCTCAAGAAAGTGAAGTAATAAAGGTGACTGCAGCTACTGCAAATAGACTACATGTTGTACTTTCGGCTTTAGAAATTAAGCCTAGAGAGGTTACAACATAGTCTTGATTTACTCGTTAAAAACGAGTAATAATGTAAATTCAGGTGCAATCCCTGCCAAAATAATATAATAAAACAATTGACATATATGATAACAAGAGCTCACATTAGAAGACAACTACGTGCATCAGGTGGAATAACAAATGCTGTTCCAAGACAAGGTTATTTTTTAGGTAAACTAGTTAAAGGTATTGGTAAAGGTTTAGGTAAAGTTGTCGACGTTGCAAAACAAGTTGTTAAAAGTCCAATAGGTAAAGCCGCACTAATAGGTTTAGGTGGAGCAGGTCTTATGGGTATGGGACCATTGTCTGGTCTTGGTGGAATTGGTGCAAGAATAGGTGGAGGTTTAAGTGGATTAAAATCAAGTTTATTTGGAAGTATCATACCAAATGTTAGAGCAGCAGGCATGCCTTCTTTTTTAGGTGAAACAGGGTTTACTTCAACTAAAGGTTTATTAGGAAAACTAGGTTTAACTAAAGGTGGTGGATCTATGGGTATAACAGGTTTAGGTAAAATGTTAGGTGCAGGAGGTTTAATAGGATATTTTGTATCTAAAGGTGCATCAGAGGAAGAAGCAAAAGAATTAGCACAAGATGTACGAAGAGGTGAAGGTATTGGCTTTGATCAAATAAGAGCTGATCTAAATAAATATAGAAGTGGTGACTTAAGTCAATCACAAATGTTTGATAAGAATTATAGATTTTTGACACCTAGAAATTTTGTTGCAGCTAGAGGTGGCAGAGTTGGTTTACAAGAAGGATCATCAGCTATGAATAAAGAAAATGTAAAACAAAAGTTTGTATCAGATGAAGCTGGTGCAATACCTAAAAAAGGTGGTGGAGTTTTACCATCTGACATAGGTAAATTAAGAAGAAGTGATTTTGATACTGATGAAGATTATCAAAGATATTTGAGACAATTAAATAGAAAAGCTATGGGCGGTATCATGAATATGCCTATGGGCAATATGAGAAGAAACAGAGCTGGTGTTATGGAAAGAGACTACAGGGACGAAGGTGGTTTTGTTCCAGTTGGTGTAAAAGAAAAAGCAGATGACGTTCCAGCAATGTTATCTAAAAACGAATTTGTAATGACCGCTGATGCAGTAAGAGGTGCAGGCGACGGTAACATAAAAAAAGGAGCACAAAGAATGTATGATTTAATGAAACGAAATGAAGGTAAGGTAGTATAATGGCTGTACAAACCACAAGAACATTACCCGCACAATTTATAGAAGATTTAGGTAGAGATTACGGAACGCAGTTAGCAGCGTTAACATCATTACCAGTTGATACAACTAAATTTAAACCGACAGTTGCAGCGCAAGATGCTTTACAAACAGCAGCTTATCAACAAGCAACAGACCCTACAAAAGGACTTGGATCTTTTCAACCATTTTTAACTAA